AGAGAGTGGTATCTACAGGTATGGATAGAAAAACTGCCAAAGATTTTACAGAAACCCTGTCAGAATCCCTCCTGAAAGAGGTTGGACCAAAAAAAGGCTTCCCTAAAGTAACAGAACAAGGACTTCTAGAATTAGAAAACATACAGAAAAATTTATTGACTAAAGACCGACAGCTTAATGCAGAAGGCGGTCTAGCAGGATTACTAGGGGAGAGTCCAAGATCCGTGGACCATGGACCACGAAACAATTACAAAGAAGCAGGTGTCGTAGATAAAATTGGTGGAATGGTAAATTATAAGAACGTACCTCATTATCTTGCTAAGCCTTTAAAAGGAGTAACTAATATAGCTGAATGGGTGGGTAAACTTCCTTTCGCAGCAACAGAGCTAGCTTCCGATATGATTAGGAAACCTTTATTTAAAGCAGGAGACAAAATACCCGGACTACCTGGAGTAGGAGCAAAATTTGTTGGAGGTGAAATGTTTGAAAAGTTTGGAGACAATATGGAAGTGGGGGGATTATCTGAAAAACTTGGAATAACTGCTTTAGCAGAAAATACTGGAAAAAATTTAACAGACGAAGCAAGAACTATTGGAGACCTCTTAGAATCAGGAGCAGAGTTTGTTAATATGGGTGGAATCCTTTCTGCTGGAAAAAATTTATTTAAAGGGCCTGATTTATTAAAGAAGTTAAGTCAGTCAATTGGTAAAGTAAAAGATAATAAGACTTTAGAAAAATTAGTTGATGAAACTTTAACTGCTCGAGGAGAAGGCAGAAGAGATTTTAATAAGTTAGTTGCTTCAGGAGGCTTAATGGTTGCTTTACAATCAATTGGACTTGGCGGAATTAAAGCTGCTAAAACAAAAGCAGCTCCGGATGCAGTTTTTACATTAAAAACTATTATTGATGATTCTGATGAAATGACCGAGAATGGTTTGATGGCAATTGGAAGAGCGCAGTCCTTTATTGATGTAAGTGGTTTCACTGATGCAGTTAAAAAATCTTTAGCGGTTATTATGAAAAATCGTAAAAATCAATTAGGTGAAAAAGTATTAAAAAATAAAGTTAAAGTTAAGGATGGTAAATTTACTGATGATTATGAATATATCCCTACTGAAGAAGCAGCTTATATAATGGAAGAATTACAAAAAAAAGGACATAACATAAAATTTGAACACTATGATGATATGGGAGGTCAAGGTGTTGACGACATATTAGATAAATTTAAAAACAATGATTTTTATAAAGGTACAAAACTTGGAAAAGAAAATTATGATAAATTTTCAAAGAGAGTTGCCAAAATGACAGACAAAGAAAAATTTGCCTACCATTCATCTATCACAGATGATGGAGGTCAGTACTATGATGAGTTTGTAGAAGAATTACTAGATATGAATTTTAAGAATAGTACTAAATAATGACAAAAGAAAATTTAACACTTGTAAAAAACATGAAACATGTTAAATGGAAGGACATTCCACCATTAAGGGGACCTAATTCTCAAGGGTTGATTAAAGAGAGAAAACAAGATAAACTAATACAGGATAAAAAATATGGCAGATATAGATAAGACTCTCCCTAATACATTAGTACCTAATGAACTTTCAGAAGAAGTTAACGTTGAGGAAATTGAAGAGACAGGACAAGGGCCAGTAGAAATTACAGATGAAGAAGATGGTGGAGCAACTATCGACTTTGATCCAAATGCAGTACAAGGAACCTGATGCCAATGATCCATTTGCAAATTTAAATGATCTTCTTCCAGAAGATATTACAGATATTATTGGTAATGAATTACAAAGCGATTATGCAGAATATAAAACCTCTCGTGCAGATTGGGAAAGAACTTATATTACCGGATTAGATTTATTAGGATTTAAATACGATAATAGAACAGAACCTTTCCAAGGAGCGTCAGGTGCACTCACCCTGTTCTTGCAGAAGCGGTTACACAATTTCAAGCATTAGCTTATAAAGAATTATTACCTTCAGATGGACCTGTTAGAACTATGGTTATGGGTGCAGCAACACCTCCAAAAGAAGCACAAGCTCAAAGAGTTAAAGATTTCATGAACTATCAATTGATGGATCAAATGAAAGAATATGAACCTGAGTTTGATCAAATGTTATTTTATTTACCTCTATCAGGATCAACATTTAAAAAAGTTTATTATGATGATCTATTAGGCAGAGCTGTATCTAAATTTATTCCAGCTGATGATTTAGTAGTTCCTTATACAGCAACTTCATTAGATGATGCAGAAGCAGTTATCCATGTTTTAAAAATATCTGAAAATGATTTAAGAAAACAACAAGTAGCGGGTTTCTATTCTGATATAGAATTAGCAAAACCACAAGATTCAGTTACGGATCAATTAAAACAAAAAGAGAGAGAAATAGAAGGAGTTACAAAATCGCAAAGAGTAGAATCAATGTACACTTTAATCGAGTGTCATGTTAATTTAGATTTAGAAGGTTTTGAAGATATTGGTCAAGATGGTGAGCCTACTGGAATTAAATTACCTTACATTGTAACAATCGAAGAAGGTAGTAGAAAAGTTTTATCTATTAGAAGAAACTTTAAACCTGAAGATCCTAAGAAAAATAAAATTCAATATTTTGTTCATTTTAAATTTCTACCAGGACTAGGTTTTTATGGTTTAGGATTAATTCATATGATTGGGGGTTTGAGTCGAACTGCAACTTCAGCTCTTCGTCAGTTATTAGATGCAGGTACATTATCAAATTTACCAGCAGGATTTAAACAAAGAGGCGTTAGAGTTCAAGATGACGCTACAGCGATTCAACCAGGAGAATTTAAAGATGTAGATACTCCAGGGGGTAATCTAAAAGATGCTTTCGTATTCTTACCTTATAAAGAACCCTCACAGACTTTATTACAGTTGATGGGGATTGTAGTTCAAGCAGGACAAAGATTCGCATCAATTGCTGACATGCAAGTTGGTGATGGGAACCAACAAGCGGCTGTTGGTACAACTGTAGCTCTTTTAGAACGGGGTTCAAGAGTGATGTCAGCAATCCATAAAAGACTGTACTCTTCACTGAAGAATGAATTTAAATTACTAGCAAATATTTTTAAAACTTATTTACCACCAGAATATCCTTATGATGTTCCAGGGGCATCGAGAAATGTTAAAGTTACAGATTTTGATGACAAGGTAGATATTTTACCGGTAGCTGATCCAAACATATTTTCAATGAGTCAAAGAATATCAATGGCACAAACACAATTACAATTAGCTCAATCTAATCCACAAATGCATAATATGTATATGGCCTATAGAAATATGTACTCAGCAATTGGTGTAAAAGATATTGATTCTATATTACCTGCACCTCCACAAAATCAACCGAAAGATCCGGCGTTAGAACATATTGATGCAATGGGTCAGAAACCTTTTCAAGCGTTTCCAGGTCAAGATCACAGAGCGCACGTTACAGCACACTTAAGTTTTATGGCTTCTAATTTTGTTAGAAATAATCCAAGTATAACTGCAGCGTTATCTAAAAACATTTTAGAGCACATTTCAATCATGGCCCAAGAACAAGTACAATTAGAGTTCCCACAAGAAATGCAAATGTTACCACAAATGCAACAAGCGGCTGTTCAGAATCCTCAAGCTCAACAACAGTTTCAACAAATCTCACAAAAGATTGAAGCAAGAAAAGCTATTCTAATTGCTGAAATGACTGAAGATTTTATGAAGGAAGAAAAATCTATCACTGATCAATTTGATCATGATCCATTATTAAAACTTAAAGAAAGAGAAGTTGATCTTAAAGCAATGGATGCTGAACGTAAGGCAAAAGAAGACGAAGCTAGACTAGGTCTTGATAAAATGAAAATGATGCAAGCAAAAGCACTCAATAGTGAAAAACTAGAACAAAATGAAGAACTAGCTCATTTAAGAGCTGATACAGCTATGGACAAAGCGTTAATGTCTGCTGAAGTAAAACTAACATCTGATGCTATGAAAGCTAGAGATGTTAATCGCTTGAAAGGTCCAAGAAATTAGTATATTAACTTAATAGGAGAAAAATATGAAGAACCCAAAAATAACAACAGCAGTTGGAGTAAACAAAGATGGTTACGCTAGTGGCGGAGTTAAAGTAGAAACGTCTTCTCAAAACTTGCATTTAGATCCTAGATCTCAAACAAGTATCAGAGGAAGAAACTACATTGCTCAAGGTGACACAGTAACTGTTAAAGGTACAAAGACTAGAAAACCTGTAAAAGCTACTTGGTTTTAATATGTGGTTTTCGGCAATTAAATTAGCCGTTTCTGCAGGCTCACACATTTACAAAAATAAGCAACAAACTAAAATGCTTATGTCGGATGCTGCGATGAAACATGCTCAAAAAATGAGTACTGGAGAATTAGAGTATTCTGGAAAATTACTAGAAGCTAGACAATCAGACTGGAAAGACGAATTTATTTTAGTTTTATTGTCGATTCCGATTGTAATGTTAGGATGGAGTGTCTGGTCAGATAATCCTGTACATATGGAGAAAATGGAGATATTCTTTGTACACTTTGGAAATTTACCGTTTTGGTACCAAACAATTTTTGTCGGAGTAATTGCATCTGTCTATGGACTTAAGGCAACAGATCTGATAAAAAGAAAATAACTTAAAGGAAAACAATTATGAGTAAATTATTTAATAGACCAAACTATGAATTTGGTAAAAAAATAGCTTCAGGTATAGGTCAAGCTATCAATAAAGTTAAAACAAAAATTAATACAAGAAAATTAGAAAAAATAAAAAGCAGCAATAGTATTGCTGAACAAAAAGCTAAAGCTTCAAAAGCAAAATTAGGTCAAACTGTTTTTGAAATGGAAAATAAGATGCCTATTACTTTTAAAAGTAAAGCAGGAAAATCAGAATCAAATACAGAATCCTATAAAAGAATACAAGGAGAAAATACTAAAGTAATTAAAGGCATGCTTGACAAAGCAGCTGGAAAAAAATAATGGCTAAAGATTACAAACCAAATAAAAAATCATTAATAGGTGATAAAACAATGAATGATGAAACTATGAGAGTTAATCACCTGAAGATCAACCCTGATGTTGTAAATATTTCAAATAAAGAATCCGATAAGATGAAGAAAAAAATGTTGGGTGGTGTAGGTATGATAGGTGACAATTATAAAAAAGATAAAAAAATAGATGCTAAAGCAACTAAAAAAGCTAAACGTTTTGCGGATACAGTTCAAACAATAGTATCTAAAAAAAGATCTGCATCAGAAGGTTCGTTTTCTAAAGGTGGCAGAGCCGGTTATAAACACGGTGGTGCAGCTAAACGTGGTCACGGTTGTGAAATTAAATAAGGAAAAAAATAATGGCTAAAGCCAAAGGTCTATGGGCCAACATCAACGCTCGTAAGAAAGCCGGTACTTCAAGAAGTAAAAAAGATTCTACAATAACAAAGAAAGCTTACGCTAATATGAAAAAAGGTTTTCCTAAAAAAACGAGTACAGCATAATGGCTACTGCAGCTTGGACTAGAAAAGAAGGTAAAAATCCTAAAGGTGGATTGAATGCTAAAGGTAGAGCTAGTTATACAAAAGGAACTTTAAAAGCACCCTCAAAAGAAGTAGGAAATAAAAGAAGAGCTTCGTTCTGTGCTAGAATGGGTGGAATGAAAAAGAAATTAACTTCTGCTAAAACAGCCAGAGATCCTAATTCAAGAATTAATAAATCACTTAGAGCGTGGAATTGTTAATGAGAGATACTAAAGCGATAGAGAGCTTTTTAAAAGAAAATTACAGAAAGATAAAACAAATGAGTTTGTTTAGAAACTTGAAAAAAGAAGTTGAAACAGGAGCTAATGGAACTCAAGACTACGTAATAAAAAAAGGTCCAAATAAGGATAAACTAGCAAAATAGAAAGGAACCATGGAACCAGAACAAGTAATAACTAAATTAAGAAGAGCATTAGACAATAGAATAAATCAATTATCAATATCTGTCACTTCTGGTGGAGTTGACAAGATGGAGACTTACAAGTATATAATAGGACAAATAAACGCATTGGAATCAGTGCGTCAGGAAATCATTACCCTGCTAACCGATAAGGAACAAAATGAAACAAGCGGAACAGTCATTAACCTCAACAGAGGTCCCAAAAGTTAAGTCAGCACTTTTAGACAAATACAAAGAAGAACCTAAAAAAGAAATTACCAAAGAAACCACTAAGCTCCCTATGCCTACAGGATGGCGTATGTTAATTTTACCATTTAGAATGAAAGAAAAAACTGATGGTGGAATTATAATGGGAACTGAAACTATCGACAGACAACAAGTTGCTTCACAATGCGGAAACGTTATTGCGATGGGTGATGCGTGTTATGTTGATAAAGAAAGATATCCCAATGGTCCGTGGTGCAAGGTCGGTGATTGGGTGGTCTTTGCGCGTTATGCAGGCTCACGTATCGAAATTGAAGGAGGCGAAGTTCGTCTTTTAAATGAAGATGAAATTTTTGCAACAGTACAGGATCCAACAGACATCCTGCACAAATATTAACATAGTCGGAAGGAGACACTATGCCAGAAGAAGAGAAAAAAACTGTCGATTTAGACACATCAGGCCCCGAGGTCGATGTATCTATTGAAGAAGTAAAAGAGGAAGCAGTTATTGATACTGCACCAGAAACAGAAACCACGGAACACGAAACAGTAGTAGAAGAAAAAACGGATACTGAAAAACAGGACGAAGTATTAGAAGATTATGGTAAAGGCGTTCAAACTCGTATTGCGAAATTAACTCGTAAGATGAGAGAAGCGGAGCGAAGAGAAGCTTCTGCTCTTGAATATGCTAGAGCTGTAGAAACAAAAAGACAACTTGATAACGAGCGATTTAGAAAAGTAGATTTAGATTATAGTAAAAAGTTTGAAAATAATCTAAAAACTGGAATGGATTCTGCGCAAAGAGATCTTGCGTTAGCAATTGAAAACGGTGACGCTGCAGCCCAGGTTGAAGCTAATAAAAAAGTGGCTACTCTTGCATTTGAAAACGCAAGAATGGAATACCAAAAACAGAGCATTGAACAGGAAACTCCTGTTGAACTATCTGATGGAGGTAGATTACCAAGACAGACACCAAGATCATTACCTGAAGCTGATCCTGAAGCTGAAGATTGGGCAAGTAGAAATACATGGTTTGGAAAAGATAGAGCTATGACTTTTACTGCGTTTGAAATTCACAAGGATTTAGTAGAGAAAGAAGGCTTTGATCCTAAAGGTGACGAGTATTATGTAGAAATAGACAAAAGGATTAGAGTTGACTTTCCTCATAAATTTGGTAATATTAATGCAACTACGTCTAAACCTGTTCAGTCAGTGGCTTCTGCGAATAGAAGCGTAAAACAAGGACGCAAAACTGTGAGACTCACATCATCACAGGTAGCAATAGCTAAAAAATTAGGTGTGCCACTAGAAGAGTATGCAAAACAATTAAAACTCACGGAAGGAGCATAAGCATATGACAAAACAAGTAGAACAAAAAAAACCTTTACGTGCGGCTAATATTCGGTCAAAGACTGAAAGACCAAAAGAGTATAAGCCCCCATCATCTTTAGATGCACCACCAGCGCCTGACGGATTTAGGCACAGATGGATAAGAGCAGAGTCAATGGGTTTCAATGATACCAAAAGTATTCACGGTAGATTGAGATCTGGTTATGAGTTAGTGAGAGC